GCTCATTGTCACAAATCATACATACGATGTCATCGGAGCTTACGTTCCAACTAAAGAGATGGGAGGAGGTTCTGGACTCAAATACGCAGCAAGCACGATCATTTATCTCAGCAAAAAGAAAGAAAAAGATGGAACAGAAGTGGTCGGCAATATTATCAAAGCTAAGACTGCTAAGTCGCGTTTGAGTAAGGAGAATCAGCAAGTTGAAGTCCGTCTATTTTATGATGAGCGCGGTCTTGATCGCTATTATGGTCTTCTGGAACTCGGGGAACTCGGCGGACTCTGGAAGAATGTTGCGGGGCGTTATGAAATTGATGGTAAGAAAGTGTATGCAAAGCAAATTCTTAAAGAACCTGAAACATATTTCACTGAAGAAGTGATGCAAAAACTTGATGAGATTGCCAAAGAAGAGTTTAGTTATGGATAGTCTAAGTTCATTAATTAGAATCTATAATAATGCTTTGGATTCTAAAATGTGTGAACATATTATTCAAATTTTTGAAGATAATCAAAATGATTGGGAAAGGTTTGATAATAATAGAAAACCAAATTTTACTCAACTCAATCTCACTAAATTATCACAACAATCTGAAAGTCTTCAATATATTAACAGTTATATTTTAGGAAGAGTTGCTCTTTATAAGGACAACTATTTGAATGACTTTGGAAAAGAATACTTTCCAATGAACTATTCTTATGAAGAATTTCGAATCAAGAAGTATAATAATGATGGACAAGATGCTTTTGATGTTCATGTTGACGTAATGGATCATTCAAGTTCCAAAAGATTTCTTTCTTTCTTTTGGTATTTGAATGATGTTGAAAAAGGTGGAGAAACTGTGTTTTGGAATTATAAAATCCAACCAAAAGTAGGAACACTCGTCATATTTCCACCAATGTGGATGTTTCCTCACGCAGGAAATGAACCTATCAGTGGCCCCAAATATCTTTTAAGCACATACTTGCATTATGAATAACATCAAAATACTTGAAACTGGAGTGGATGTTTCTCATATTGTCAAACAACTTGAACAATATCCTGGAGACTGGGGAAGTCAAAAGAATCTTGACAAAGTTCAACTCAAAGACCCAACCAAATATGAAACAACTGTAGATGTTCTTCAGTTAATCATGGGTGCAACTAACAATGCTAATATACGGGCTGAAGATACTGATATTTGCATTGAAACTCCAGCATATAAACACCATACCGAAATTGTCAAATTCTTAAGTAAGAGATTTAAAAAGATTCATCGGTGTGGATTTTTATCTTTACCCGTAGGTCAAACAGTAAACGCTCATATTGACGAAGGAACCTATTACCTAACGAGAGACCGATATCATCTTTCAATACAAGGGAGATATCAATACTTTGTTGGTAATGAAAATCTAATTGTAGAACCTGGAACTCTTTTCTGGTTTAACAATAAATTACCACATGGCACAGTTAATTTGGGAGACTGTGCTAGAATTACTTTTGTATTTGATGTCCCTCATTCTCCAGATAATCCGCAGCATAAATTAAATGGACAAAGTTGAATTTCTAATTCTTAGAAACCTTTTACACAATGAAGAATACTTAAGAAAAGTTCTGCCGTTTATCAGACCAGAATATTTTGAAGACTTGAATCAAAAGATTGTCTTTGAAGAAATTGTTTCTTTTGTGCAAGAGTATAATAAACTTACCACAAGGGAAGTGCTTTGTATTGAGGTTGGGAATCGAAAAGATATTAATGATACATCTTTCAAAGAGATTGTTCATCTCATTGATAGTCTTGAAGATGTGGCAGTAGAGCTCAACTGGATCATAGATACTACAGAGAAATGGTGTAGGGATCGTGCTATTTATTTGGCATTGATGGACTCCATTCACATTGCAGATGGGAAAGATGAAAAAAGAAACAGAGATAGTATCCCAAGCATCCTATCAGATGCCTTGGCGGTTTCTTTTGACACTCATGTAGGTCACGATTATTTGGAGGACTATGAGCAACGTTACGAGTCATATCACAAAAAGGAAGAGAAGATTGAGTTCGACCTTGAGTTCTTTAACAAAATCACAAAAGGTGGTTTGCCTAATAAGACTCTCAACATCGCTCTTGCTGGTACAGGCGTCGGAAAGTCTTTATTCATGTGCCATGTGGCTGCTTCCGTCCTCTTGCAAGGAAGGAACGTTCTCTATATCACTCTTGAAATGGCTGAGGAGCGAATTGCAGAACGAATTGATGCAAATCTCCTTAATGTTCCCATTCAAGAAATCTCAGAGTTACCAAAACAAATTTTTGAAAACAAAGTTACAAACATCTCAAAGAAGACACAAGGAACCCTTATAATTAAAGAATACCCGACTGCCTCTGCTCATAGTGGACACTTTAAATCACTTCTTAATGAACTTGCACTTAAGAAGTCATTTAGACCTGATATTATTTTCATTGATTATCTTAATATCTGTGCTTCCTCTAGGTATCGGGGAAATCTTTCTGTTAACTCTTATTCGTATATCAAGGCCATTGCTGAGGAACTTAGAGGACTCGCAGTCGAATTCAATGTTCCAATCGTCTCCGCAACCCAGACTACTCGTTCAGGTTATGGTAGCTCTGATGTTGAACTTACTGATACTTCTGAATCCTTTGGCCTTCCTGCTACTGCCGATCTTATGTTTGCTCTTATTAGCACAGAGGATCTTGAAGGGTTGGGACAGATTCTTGTGAAGCAATTGAAGAATCGTTATAATGATCCTACAATTCATAAGCGTTTTGTGGTTGGTATTGATCGTGCGAAGATGCGTCTTTATGATTGTGAACAATCTGCACAAGATGATATCCTTGACAATGGCAAAGAAGAGGAGTATGATCATGAAGAAAAGAAAACAAAGAAATCTTTTGAGGGATTTAAATTCTAATGACACAAGTTATTGATACTAACAAATATATTGAATTCGTTCGTCAAACCACAAGCCCTGCAAGCAGCAACTATGCAGATTTGATTTCACGTCTGTCGCAACTTGAAGTTGAATTTAATGCAGATGTTCCTCGTGTTTTGACGGCTGCTCTTGGTATTTCTGCAGAGGCAGGTGAGTTCACTGAAGTTGTTAAAAAGATCTTTCTTCAAGGCAAACCTTACAATGAGGAAAATGTTTTTCATCTGAAGCGTGAACTTGGAGATATCTGTTGGTATCTGGCACAAGCATGTATGGCTCTTGATACTAACTTTGAAGAAGTTCTGCAGATGAACTTTGAGAAACTAAGTGCTCGTTATCCAGAAGGAACTTTTGATGTTTATCGTTCAGAAAACCGAGTCGAAGGAGACCTATAAATAAATTGCCCTTTTGGGCTTTTGGGGATATAGCTCAGTTGGTAGAGCGCGGTCTTTGCAAGGCTGATGTCAGGAGTTCGAGTCTCCTTATCTCCATAAATACTTCAAAAACATATGGCTAGAAATACAGACCTAGCGGATGTTAACGAAATATACGTTGCATATGTGCTGAATGGAAATGAATTTCCAGATTCTGCATCCGAATCTCAGTATAATAAAAAACTTGGAATGATATCTCCAGAACAGGGAGAACAACAAGTTGGTAGAGCCATAGTTATGGTTGAAGAGTTTTTGAAGTGGGCAAAGCAAAATGGATATTCTGGAATTCAGAATACTTACTGGACTGCAAGACCTGGATTTTCTTTTAAAGCAGTTGTAGGTGTAGATGTTAATCAAAGAAAAAATCCAACAGACGTTTTAGTTAAATTCAGAACTGGTGGATATCTGGGACTATCTGCAAAATCTACTTCGGGAAAAGGTGATATTGGATTCAAAAATCCTGGAGTTGGAACTGTAGATACTGATTTAAAATTGAAATTGAATGATATTAATAAAAAGGCACAAGATGATGTTGTAAAAAGTTTTAAACTTCCTGCTGCAGCACAAGCAAGAAAAGCAGCAATTCGTGCTAATAAAGCATTACAAAAACAAACTGATGCATTGGGAAGTCAAGTATTATCTCAATGTAGAGATACTTTATTAAAGAAGTTAAATACATTAAGTCAACCACAAAGAAAAGATTATATAATTAAAAGTTGGATTGATGCGAGTGAAGAGTTATATCCACCATATGTAAAAGTTACTGGAAGAGGAACTAAGGCTCCATACTCAGCATCTGTAGAGGATCCACTCAATAATCCAAAATTAAAAGCGATCATGACTGAACCAATTAAATTTGAAAGTGTTGGCAATGATTCTGTTGGTGTAAAAGCGGGATCTAAAAAAATATTAAAAATGAGATTCAAATATGAATCGGAAAAACTTGCAAGTAGTTTAAAAATGTCAGGTGATCCCTGGTAATAAATAACAGTATATTAAGATAAATATGAAACAGTTTTTCAATTTTCTGAACGAAGCAAAAGAGTCTCAAGCGTCAATGCAGGCAAAACGCTTGGGTCTTAAGGGTGATGGCCATGGTGGATGGTACAATGCCCAGAATGAATTCGTTGCAAAAACAGAAGGCGGAAAACTCAAGTTTTATAATCAGGGGCAAAGAACGGGACAAAGAGATTTGCCCCAACAGAAAACAAAAGCAAATCAACAGGTTGCAGCGACTCAAGCAGCAACAAAACCACAAGAGCAACAACCAGAAAGAAAGCAACCAGAAGTTCTCCGTGGTGATGAGGATGGACAATCAGTAACGATTGTATTTGGTCGTTTTAATCCCCCCACAACAGGACATAATAAACTGTTAGATTCTGCATCTAACATTTCTGCTGGTGCAGAGTTAAGAATCTATCCATCTAGAACACAAGATCCTAAGAAGAATCCATTAGATCCTTCAACTAAGATTGAGTATATGAAGAAGATGTTCCCCAAATATGAGGAGAGCATTATTGATGATGATAATATGAAGTCTATCTTCGATGTATTAAAGCAGGCTGACGAAGAAGGATTTACTGATGTTACCATTGTTGTCGGCGCTGACCGTCTTGGTGAATTTAAGAACTTAGCTAATAAGTATAACGGCGACCTTTATACATTCGATATGATTAACGTCGTATCAGCAGGAGAAAGAGATGCTGATGCTGAAGGTGTGGAAGGAATGTCTGCTTCTAAAATGAGAAAAGCAGCAGCAGATAATGATTTTGATACCTTTAAGTCTGGAACTCCAAAGTCACTGGGCCCAGAAGAAACAAAGAATTTGTTCAATGCTCTCCGTAAGTCAATGAGAGTATCGACAAAAGAATCTTATAGTCTGTGGGAGATTGCTCCTAAATTTGATTTTAGATCTCTTCGTGAGAATTATGTTGATGGAGTGATTTATCGTATTGGAGATCTTGTTGAGAACTTAAACACTGGTCTTGTTGGTAGAATCATTCGCAGAGGGACAAATCATCTTATCTGTGTCACCAGAGAAAACTATATGTTCAAGTCTTGGATTCGTGATGTGATGGAATATACTGAGAAGAAAGTTGATAGAAAGATGAGAACTCCTGGAAAACCCAATACTTTAATTGGAACTACTGGTTACTTTAAGTATGCTGCACAACAAACTCCAGGTGCTCTGAAGACTGGATCAGAAAATCTACACCATGGCGGAAAAGCTTATGGAATTAATTTCATAAATAAGTATAAGAAAAAGTAAGAATTTTTAACCATGTCAATGAGACAACTTCACGATTTGTCCAGAGTGTATCTGGAACAGATTGCTACCGAAGCAGCGAAACCTGACTACTTAGACTTTGATAAGGACGGAAATAAGAAAGAGCCTATGAAGAAGGCTCTGAAAGATAAGGAAAAGGTAACTGAAGCAGTCAAAGGACAAGATACTGAGATGAGAAAGGCTGCTTCTGCAGAAAGAAGAGCAGGAGATACCTTGACCAAAAAATTACCTGCATACAAGGGTAAAGAATACGGAAAGTTTCAAAAAGATCAAATTTCTTACATCAATAAAAAAACCAAAGGAAAGCATATTCCTGGTATGGCTTATGAAGCTCTTGATCCTGTAGGTCAAGAAGATGCTGATATTGATAATGATGGTGATACTGATAAGTCAGATAAGTATCTTCACAAGCGTCGTAAGGCAATTGGTAAGGCAATGGCCACCAGAAAAGAATCTTTCTCAAACTGGAGACAAGATCTTGCTGAAGTAATGGACAAGATTGAGAAAGACGAAGAGCATAAGCAAATCAAAGAAAAAAAAAATATCAACAATAAGATTGTAATCAATCCTGAGTTTAAAGAGGCAGTTGAAGAACTTGGTGGAGTTCTTCTTGAGACTGTTGAATTGGAA